AAACTTTACTAAATTAAAAGCTAATACAATTACCTTAACAGGTACAGGTGCTATTACAGGTATTTACCAAGATAGCACAGGAACATCAACAGTATTAGAATTAAACCCACCAAGCAACGGATATTCACTTTGTATATTCAAAGCAGATGGAACAACTAAATATTTTGCAAGTAATGTAAATGCAGGTAGTTATTATGTTTACTTTTCACCAAGTGAAGCGGGTACTTATTATTTAGGTGCTGAAAAATACGGACAAAAACGTACAGCAGATACTTTAGTATTGAATGGTGGTGATGTTTGGTATAATATTACAGACCAAGAAGATGTAGGTATTACACAAACTACTTTAGCAACCGTACAAGCGTACACAACTTTAGCGGATACAGCACAAATTTATGATGCTACCGCTAACTTTAGACTTACTGAAACAGGAATAAAACTAGGTCAATTAGTTGCAAGGGATGGTTTGTATTTAGATTTCGGAAATTACAACGTAAAAATCAAAGATGATGCTTCCGCAATAGTAGGCGTTGCAAGTGGAACGATTACTTACAAATCTATTGTGGTAAATGAAAGCACAAAGTACAACGCAATGAAAGCGACGCCGCCAAAAACAATAACGCCAACCGATACTGAAATTATTAACGTATTAATTGAAGATGCGAACGGAGATAGTCAAGTTGAAATATTAGGTGGGGATAATTTAGGATATGAATTGTGGAAAGTAACTACTGCAACACTAACTGATAACTACGCAACAGGAACGCTATTAGCAACCTTACCAAACAACACAGCACCGTTTAGATTTATCGGTATAAGTGGTTTTGATTTAGTAGGGCGAGATACAAGTTCAGGAGTACGCCGTAGAAGTTCAATGCTAAAAGGAACATACGAACAAGCGTTTTACGTTGGTAATCAAATCCAATTAGCAACAGATGCGCCACAACTTCAAGAAAATAACGACAAGTTAGATGAGTTAATCTTAAAAATTGACACGCAAAAAGACCCGTTAACATTACCACAATTTATAGCTTTAAAATGATAGAATTTATTAAGAAATATCTTTTCGGTAAAACACTTTCTCAGTTGCAAGATTGGGAGAGTGTTCTCAATAATCGTGAACTAAGTTTAAACGACATTGAAGGCGAGTTAATCGAATTTAATAAAAATCTTGAATCTAAAGAACTTATTTTGCATAGTTCAATGGATAGCGTAGAAAACGAAAGAAAACACGTAGAATCAATTAAAAACGATGTAGAAAAGCGTTTGCTTGAAGTGTTAGCAGATAAAGAAAGATTAACGCAAGAACGAAAAGGATTTAAAGATGAAATGAACTTTCTGATTGAGAAAAATAATCTAACTATTGACAAGCTAAAGTTTATGCGTTCTAAACTGCGTAATTTCGACAAAGAGTTAAAAGAGAAAGCCAAAGAATTAGAAGCCTTAGAAACTTTTTTACAAACTAAAATAGAACAAAAGGAGAATTTAGAGGTTAATAATATGAGTACGATAATTTCAAGAGGTAAAGAGATTATAATTGATAAGTACGGAAACTTTAAAGGATTTGTATAATGGCGGTTTGGGGATTAGGTGTAATAAATAATGTTATCAATTGGGGTAGAGGTGCTTTTAACAATCTTATTAGTTGGGGTATTGTGCAAAAGACTTCACCTGCAGGAGATACAGAAATATACGGACTACGACAAGATACAGATGTTACAGCGTTTTTAAATGTAACAGGTATTACAGATGCTACTATTACAAGTGCTTTAGATACTTTGGTAGTAGGGCTTAAAACAGATGGTATATGGGATAAAATGAAAGCTATCTACCCATTTGTTGGTGGAACTGCTACAAGCCATTCTTATAATTTAAAAAATACTGCAGCACATCAAATTACTTGGTTTGGTGGGTTAACGCACGATGTAAACGGAGTTACTCCAAATGGAACAAATGGATACGGAAATTTAAATTTAAACCCTCGTACACATTTAGGTACACAATCTTCAATGGGTACTTACATTCGAGTTAATAATACATTAAGTGGAAAAGTTGATTATGGAAGTAGTAATTTAGATGGTTTCCAAAATGCTTGTTTAATTGCTTCATTTGGCAATCTTATTTATTTTCAAAATATAGGAGGGGTTAATAACATAACAACACCTAATGCAACAACAAACGCATTCTTTCATACTGGAGTAGATACAAGTAATAATATATTTGCATATAAAAATAACACTTTAATGTTAAGTAAAACACCAGCAGTTATTGGTACACCTCCAAATGTTAACACAACATTATTTGCTTATAATGCGGGTGGTGTTGGTTCATTTTCGCCAAGACCATCTTCATTTTTCTTTGCTGCTTCAGGAATAACACAAGCAGATAATGCAAGCATCTATTCACGAATACAAGCCTTTCAAACAACTTTAAATAGACAAGTATAATGAATATCGCATATTTAACCATAGAACAAAAAGACCAACTTGTAGGTGAGCAATACGCTAATGATTCGTATTTCAATCCTATTTTAGATGCTAACGACAAATGGGTAATATCTGAAGAAGAAATTAACTTTTTAGCAAACCACGACTTTTTATGGCTTAATGATTTGCCAATAAGCGTGTATAATCCGAAACCACAAACACAAATTATATGAAAAAATTAATCAAGTACCTACCTTTAGTTATTGCAGTTTGCGCTATTGCAGACACACAATTTGAAATGTTAAAAGGTATAGGAATGAATGAAGCGTTAATTAACTGGATTAAGTTGTTAGGGCTTTTGCTAACAATCTTTTTACCAAGCATTAAAGAAATGTTTAACGATGGTTTATCGTTGCGAAATACAGACCCTAAAAATCCTAATAGACCATACATAAAACCGCCACGTTGAATAAAGCAATAGGTATATTAATATTGTTACTTTATTTTGGTAACTTTCAAATATGCGAATTGTTTTTTAAAAATGATACGTATAAATGGTGGGGGTTGAATAATTCTATTCTTTCACTTATTATTATTATATCTATCAAATACAAGTCTGAAAATAACTTTGTAGAAAAACTATTTAATTCAATGGTAGTAAATAACATCTACGTTTTACTATTTAGACAAGAAACCACTTACACGCTTAACGACCTTTGGTTTGTTACAATTTTCACAGTTGCACAATACCTAAAAAAAGAAAAAAGTAATGATTAAGAATTTATTAAACCATTGGGAAGCAATGACTGGAGTAGTTGGAATTGTTGTCGCTTATTTTAGCGGTAAGAGAATGAAACGCATCGAAGAAAAAAAAGCAAGTTCAGACGCAGTATCTTCTATGCAAGTTGTTTACGATAATTTCGTTAAAGATATAGAGCAGCGTTACGTAGATATGAAACAGGAGATGCAATCTTTAAAAGATGAAGTTCAACAATTGCGTATTGAAAACGACAAACTACGAAAAGAATTGCGAACGTGGGAAAAAAAATATTATTCATTAAAAGACGAGTATGAAAATAGACTTTAAACATTTATTTTCGATGTTAATCTTATGGTTAATATCTATTTATTTAGTATTTTATTTTACTTCGTGTAGTGCTAAATGGCATATAAACCGAGCATACAAAAAAGGTGCAAAGTTAGAGCAAACAAGTGACACAATACGCATCACATCAATAGATTCATTTAAAGTGGTTTTAAAGGACACTTTTTATTTTGAGAAGTATTTAACCACAAAAGACACAATCATTCGTTACAAGCGTTTATATGTGCCTAAAACACGTCAAGAAATTAGAATAGAATATAAACTTAAACGTGATACGTTAAGACTCGAAAAAGTTAAGATTCGCAAAGAATATAGAACTAAAACAAAGCCATTTCCGTACACGCTTTTATTAATTGTTATTGGTTTAATTTGCATTACGATAATTTCGTTTATCTTTAAGCCAAAAATACTATGAAAACTTTAAGTAAACACGTTACAATGGAAGAATTTTGCTATTCTCCAACTGCAATTAAAAAAGGAATTAATAATTCAATGGGGTTAATAGCAATTGACAAAGCTATGCAACTATGCGAGAATGTATTTGAACCGATTAGAAAGCATTTAAACGCACGAATTAAAATTAGTAGTGGTTTTAGATGTGAGCAACTTAATAAGTTGATAGGAGGTGCGTCTGGTAGCCAACATACAAAAGGCGAAGCATTCGATTTAGAATTAACAGATAGAAAGTTATTCGACTGGATTTTAAAAAACGTAGAATTTGACCAATTAATTTACGAGTTTGGTAACGATGCACACGCAAATTGGTTTCATATATCGTATCGTAAAGGTAACAACCGTAAACAAGCGTTAAGAGCAATTAAAATCGGTGGTAAAACACAATACATACCTTACAAGCCACTTTAATAGTGGTTTTTTTATTTACTTAAATTTTATTTATGAGAAAGAGATTGTTTTTTGACATCGAAACATCGTTTAATATTGGTATTTTCTGGAGAAGTGGTTACAACTTAAACATTCAACCAGACGATATTATTAAAGAACGAGCTATAATTTGTGTAAGTTGGAAATGGGAAGGTAAAGACGAAGTTAATAACTTAACGTGGGATGAAAACCAATGCGATAAGAAACTTTTAAAAGCGTTTATAAAAGAACTAAACAAAGCGGATGAAATAGTTGCCCACAATGGCGACCGATTCGATATTAAATGGTTGCGTACACGTTGCTTGTTTCATCAATTAGATATGTTTCCACAATACCAAACTATTGACACGCTTAAACACGCTAAAAGTCAGTTCAATTTTAATTCAAATAAGTTAGATTATATTGCTAAGTTTCTTGGAGTTGGTGCAAAGTTAAAGCACGAAGGAATGGATATGTGGAAAGCAATCATTTTTAACAAAGATGCTGAAGCACTTAAAAGAATGGTTGAGTACTGCGATATGGATGTAGTAGTCTTGGAGAAAGTATACGAAAGATTAGCACCTTATACAAAACATAAAGTTAATTACGCAGTTTTAAGAGGTGGCGAAAAGTTCGAGTGTCCGAATTGTGGCAAGTTACCACACTATAAAAGTATGTATACAACACCAGCTGGAACTATAACTCATAGAATGCAATGTTCAGACCGCAAAATATGTAACAAAAAGTTCACTATAAATAACAAAACTTATATGGATTTTATACAATTTAAGATGCGTAACAATTTAAAATAGTTATATTTGCAAGAAATCTGCTTTTCTGTTTGCTGATTTTCATAGTTTTTTAGTTTAATTGTTAGAAGTGGGGAGAAATCTCCACTTTTTTTATGCTCTGAAACCTGCATAAACATTGGAAAACTAAAAATAGTTTGAAAATAATTGTTAAAAAGTTTGCAGTTATAAACATTATGTGTAGATTTGCATATATCAATTAACAAAAAAACAGAAATTATGAAAACTTTAGTACAAAAAACAAACGACTTAATTAACGAAAGAAATTTAAGCTATAGCCCTGAATTATTTAAGCAGTTATTTGAAGAAGTAAGAAACAATCCTAAAAACATAGAAGAAGAAGAAGATAGAGTTTCAAAATTAAATACAGGTAAAAAATGTAATAAATTAGGATTTATAGAAATGTCAGCATATGGAATGAATAAAAGACCATACTAATAAAACAAGGGGTGCGACTTGACAACGCACATTTTTACAAACTTTAAAAACAGAACAATGAAAACATTACACAACACTTTTAATCCTAACTATGTACCAACTCAAATCGAGAATGAGTACATACCAAAAGTAAATCACATTAACGATGTAATCAGAAAGCAATTCTTTACTACGTTTGATGAGCAAAGATTAAACAGAATACGCCAAATTAAGTTAAACAATTTAAACGAGAAACGATGAACTATAAACTACACGAAAAATCAAATGATTTACTTGAATTGCACAAAGAAATGAATTACAGAATTTGGCAACTTGAATCATTCACAAAGTCTTTAGATTTATTTGAAGATTTAAAAGCAAAGCACTTAAACAGAATAGACACTTGCAAACGTGGACTTGAAAGAATTGAACAAGCGTATATAAAAGTATTAACCGAAATATTAGCAGTATGAAATCAGAAGAAAAAGCTCAAGAGTTATTTAATAAATATTTTTTATTACACGAAAGTGCAACAGATGAAAATGGTGTTTGGATACTTTCAGCATTAAATAAAGGATTAGCCAAAAAATGTGCATTAATAGCAGTTGAAAACGAATATTATTCTCTCAGAGAAATGCTTATACATTTTCAAGGAACAAAAGTAATTAATGATGGAAATTTTTATTTAAAATTTTTGCAAAAATTAATTGATGAAGAACAAGATGTTAAACAAGAAATTGAAAAGCTATGATAGAAGTAGAATGTAAACAATGTGATGGCAAAGGCAGAATAGAAGTAGACAAAGATTGCGACCAGCCAGCTTGGAATTGTTGCGGTGGATGTACAGAAATTGTAGAATGCCCAGAATGCGAGGGTAGCGGAGAAGTAGAAGAATGGGAATTATAACGGTTGAGTGTATGAGCAGTAGCCGAACACGAAACTTAATTAGAAGTAGAAAATTAAATATTAACAACTGCAATAGTTTAAAACGCCTAACGGCTATTGCTTATACACTTTGTTAGGCACAGTATTTTATGAAACGAATTTTAAATTTAGAACAAGGTATAATTAGTGGTGATACAGTAAGAGATATTCTTGAAGTATTCTCTGAAATTGAAAGCAGATTTAGACAAAGAAAAACTTATGATGAATATTATTTTGATGGTGCAACTGTTGAACTAACAATTGAGAAAGTTGCAAGTCTAAATCAATTGGGTTTTAAAGTATCAATTGGATGGGAAGAGGTAGTTCTTTCTTAATATTGTGCCTAACACCGATATTGACGCAAGTTTGTTGTTAATCAAAATAAAAAGTAATAATTTAAAAACAAATAAAATGGAAATAGACAGAATAGTATTAAACGTAATTAAAAAGTTTGAGAAACGTGCAGACGAAGGTTTAAAGAAGTATGGAGTAACACTCGAAAGAACCGATTTAAGCACGTTAGATTGGATTGAACACGCACAAGATGAGTTGATGGATGGCATACTTTATTTGGAACGATTAAAACAAGATTTAAAATGACTGCATTTGAAAACTTCTTAATCGAAAAAGGATATATTAGATTTGCGTTTGATGCTGCAAAAAGAAAATATTACCAACCAAAATTATATGTAATTTCTACGATGAGCAATTTAGGTCATTTGTATATTCACGAATCAGATGTAAATTTATTATTTAAAATTAAAGAAGATAAATCTATAACACCTGAAGATAGAAAAAATGAAATTATATTCGGTTTGCACGAAAAAGATAGACCACCAACATTAATCTATCCAAGACCAAGAATTAAAATAAAAAGAACAAAAGAAGATAAGATAATAATTGAAGATGAACAGTTTGATGATTCAATGAATATTGTTTTACAAAAAGAAAATTTTAACCAAATATTAAAAGCTATGTACAATAAAAGTATATGCTTTGAATATGATTTAACTAAATAAAATGAATTTAATTAAGATTACAGAATTAATAGAAAGATACGAATTAAACACAAGTTCAAGAAAACGTGAAAAAGTGTACATAAGAAGCGTATTGTATCATTTTCTACGCAACAACAGAATGACATTAGACAGAATCGGTAAAATGTTTGGCAAAGGACACGCTACTATTTTACACGGTCTTGAATGTTACGATCGAAATAAAAACTATCCAGACTTCAAAGAATTAATTGAGTTAGTTGAAAACGAGTTAGAAGTATCTTGCATTGATATAGCAGACGAAGATAAATTGCAGCTAACAGAAGCAGAATTGGATATATTAGAAGCTAATTCATTACAAGACTTTTGGCAGATTAAAAATAATTTGATAAAAAAGTTATCAATTAAAGAATAATGTTTATATTTGTATACGTTATTAACAATTTAAAACTAAGAAAATGAAAAATTTAATTAACATTCAAGCAGAATTAAAATGCCCTAAAGGTTCTTTCAACGCATTTGGAAAGTACAAGTATAGAAGTGCGGAGCAGATACTTGAGTCTTTAAAGCCAGTATTGTTAAAATACAATTCAGTATTGACAATATCAGATGAAATAGTAGAAATTGGTTCTAAACTATTTTTAAAGGCAAGTGCAGAACTTATATCTTACAATGAAGATGGCAAAGTAGATAGAATCACTATTAATGGATTTGCAGAGATGGGAGACCATAAAGGAATGTCTTCAGAGCAATGTACTGGTACTGCATCAAGTTACGCACGTAAATACGCTTTAAATGGCTTATTCTTAATTGATGAAACAGAAAGCGACCCAGACTCAAAAGATAATAGTCAGCAAGTAAAGAAAGTTAAAACAATTACAGATGAGCGTTTTAACAAAGCAATTGAAGCAATAGGAAAAGGACTTGCTAAGAAAGAAGATTTACTTCAATTTGAGTTAACAGAATCTCAAAAATTAACATTTGCAACGCTATGAGTTTATTATTTAGATGTTCGCAGTTAGGTAATTTAATGACAGAATCTCGTACAAAAAGCGAGGTTTTGTCTGCTACTGCAAAGACGCTTATTGAAGATATGTTTCGTGAGAAAGAACTTGGTATATACAAAGAATTTAGCTCACGATATACAGACAAAGGAAATCAAAACGAAGATTTAGCTATTGAGTTAGCATCTGAAGTATTGGATTGGAATTGGATTTTAAAGAACGAAGAAAAGTTTAAGAATGATTATGTTGTAGGAACACCTGATTTGGTAAATGATACTTTACTTGCTGACATAAAATGCTCTTGGTCTGCAAGTACTTTTCCGATGTTTGACGATGTGCTTAAAAATAAAAATTACTACTGGCAACTTATCGGATATATGTGGCTTACAGGACACAAACAAGCGGAGTTAGTATATTGTTTAACAGATACACCATTTCAAATTGTAGAAAGCGAAGTAAGAAAAGAACATTGGAAGTTATGTTTAATTGATGAAGACCCTCTTGTACGTGAGGCAGTAGAAAGCTTACATAGCTTTGAGCATATACCTAAAAATTTACGAGTTAAAAGATTTATAGTTGAATACAACGAAGCGGACATTCAAAAATTAAAGCAAAGAATCGAAGTGGCACGTGAGTATTATCAAGAATTATTATTAATTTTAAACAAATAAAAACAAAGTAAAATGAATTTAGAAAACGTAAAAGTAGGAGATTGGATTAAAGTACAAGTTACTAAAATAGATGAATCAACAAATTTTCCAATTAGATGCGGAAATATGTTATCTTTTGCTAAAAATGGTGTTTATTATAATGATGAACAAGTAGCTTTCCCAACAGAAGAAACAGAAAGATGGATGTTGGTATCAGATGACTCTATAAGATGGAGGAAACGTAAAGTTATTACTAATCATAATAATAAATTTATCGTTTGGTCTGGTGCTGAAACTGATGAAGAAGTTAATAATTCAGTTGAAACATCATATTGGAATTTCGCAAAAGAAATTGAAACAAAAATAGAGTTTAACTTAGAGTTAAGTTTAGAAGAAATAGCCGAAAAGTTCGGTGTAAATGTAGAACAAATAAAAATCAAAAAATGAGTACACTAATTAATGCGTCAATTGACGTAACAAAAATCGACAAAAGCAAGTTATACAATGGAAAGTATCTAAACTTGACAATTTCAATCAATGATTCTACCGACCAATTTGGAAACAACGTTGGATTAACAGAATCGCAAACAAAAGAAGAACGTGATTTAAAGACTTCTAAGCGTTATTTAGGTAATGGCAAAGTAGTTTATACTAATGGAGAGGTTAAAGTTGCTGAGAAGCAAGATAAACCACTTCAAACGGCATCGCAGAAGTTCGCACAACAAGAGAGTGATAGTTTACCATTTTGATTTTATCCTTTTCGGTGGGTGGTTAAACCGATATTTTTAAACTAAAAACTAAAAGATTATGAAAACACCTATAATTATTTTAATCGTACTTTGGTCAATTGGATTGATGTTAGTAGCATATTTACACGGAGAGCCAAAAGAATCAAAATATAATATTTTTATTACAATAATTGCACGAAGTATTAACATCGGTTTATTATATTGGGCTGGTTTATTTGATTAACTATGGAGCAGTACGTAATTTTATATTGGCTATCAAACGGAAAACCAGACAGAATGATAGTAAGTGCAGAAAGCAAAGCAGAAGCATTGAAAGAAGTGGATAAGCATCCAAGCATTATATACTATTGTGATACTATGGATAATTGGATTAAGTTCTGCGAAGATAGACGAGGTAACTATAAATAAAAAACAACAATAACAATGAAAAAAATAAAATTTAAAAAATACAGAATTGTAAAAGATAACTGTAACGGTTATGAGTGCCAAGTTTGGAGATTATGGTTTCCATTTTGGGTTGAAATGAATTTTTCTAATACGCATACATCTATTGAAAAAGCAAAGTGTTTTATTGAGAATAATAGCAATACTGTAGTTTGGAAATCTTAATAATATTAATAAATAAAAAACTATGAAAGCATACATTGAAAAATACGGAGTTAAACACTCAATTGAAACAGATTGCGATGATGAAGATGTTTTTGAATTTACACGTAACATTTACAACTTGATGTTAACGGCTGGATATTCTAAAAATAATATTATTGAAGGATTGGAAGATATTATAAACGAAAATAAACAAGAACAATGAACACTAAACAACGAAAAGACTTAGACTTGACTTTAGCGTTAACTTTACAAATGCAGTCAATACTTCACACATTAGATGAACTATCGCACGAAGTAATATACAAACGTGAATTTAAACAACGATGCGAAAACTTTTACACGTGGGTTGAAAAGATAGTTGAGAATGTAAGCGAACAACTACCAGCAGATTCAGCTCAAAAATGGGTTGAAATTGTTAATGAAATTGATAAAATTGTTCAAAAGATTCAATTATTTGAAGATGAAAAGTAGTTAGTATATTGTATATTTGCACTTGTTACGGTCTCAATAAAGGTAACAGAAGGAATTTTAATTAACCCTTATAATGAAGAAGCTTGAGACCCTTCGGATTTATAGGGGTTTTTTTATTCATTTATTTATTATGGCAAAAGAATTACCATATTTTAAGTTTGAACCAGCAGAATATTTAACAAAAGATATATCTTTTTGTTCTATATCGGCACAAGGTTTATTTATTAATATTTGTTCCTACTATTGGCAAAGACAATGCAGTCTAACATTAGAGCAAATTTCAAGACGTTTTAACTATCCTAATGAGTTAGATGAGTTAATTAAAGAAGGTATTATTGATGTTACAGAAAACACTATTAGTATTAAGTTTTTAGATAATCAGCTTGATGAAGTTAGTAAGTTGAGTAATAAGAATAGTGCCAATGGTAGCAAGGGTGGTAGACCAAAGAAAAACCCAAACGAAACCCAAACGAAACCCAACTTAAACCCAACTGAAAGCCAAACGAAAGGCATAAGAGAAGAAGAGATAAGAGAAGATGAAATAAAAGAAGATAATATAAAAGAAGAAGAAGAAAAAGAAATTAATCGTGCTATCGCACTTGAGAGTGATTTTGAGATATTTTGGAATGCCTACGATAAAAAAGTAGACTATAAAAAAACAAAAGCTAAATTTATTTCTTTATCTGGTGTTAAAAGACAACAAGCATTAAACACCGTTTTATTTTACGTTAAAAAAACAGAAGAAAAAAAGTATAGAAAAAATCCTTGGACTTGGTTACATAATGAATGTTGGAAAGATGAGTTAGCAGTAATGAAAATTGAAGATGTGCAAGAACCAAAAAGAAATTATACATTTGCAGAATTGATGGAAAGAGATGCAGTAACAAAAACTAACTTATGATTGATAATTTTATAAATATAGGCATTGAACCAAAAGGTAACAGACAAGAGCAAAAAGTAACTTGCCCTAATTGTGTTAAAATTGGCAAAACAAATATTAAAGATACTTGCCTTTCTATTAATTTAAATGAAGGTTTATACAATTGTCATAAGTGCGGATGGAGTGGCTGCGTTAAACCGATTAATTACATTGTTAAATACGAAAGACCAACAAAACAAAACTTCACTTCTTTATCAGATGAAGCATTAGAAATGTTTACTTCTCGTGGTATAACTCAAAGCGTAGTTATGAACCATAAGATTGTAATGGCTAAAGATGGTAAATCAATTATCTTTCCTTATTTAAGAAATGGAGAATTAATAAACTATAAACAACGATTTATAAAAGAAAAGGATTTTAGACAAGCAAAAGATGCAGAACCTATAATGTACAATTACGATAGATGTGTGAACAAAAAAGAAATAATTATATGTGAAGGTGAATTTGATTGTATGGCATTTGAGGTAGCAGGATTTGAAAACTCAACATCTGTTAATCAAGGTGCGCCAAATGTAAATGATAAAAACATAGATAAGAAATTAGAATGTATTTCAAAATCTTATTCAATGTTTGATGCAGCAGAAAAAGTTTATATTGCAGTAGATAACGATGATAATGGTAGAAGATTAAAAGATGAATTAATAAGACGAATTGGTGCGGAAAGATGTTTAATAATTGAATTTGAAGACTGCAAAGATGCAAATGAATATCTATTAAAATATGGTAGATTAAAATTAGCAGAGATAAAAACAAAAGCTAAAGAAGTTCCAATAGAAGGAATTTTTACATTAGATTCTGTATTTGATTCTATGTTAGATTCATTTAGAAATGGTAAAGAAAGAGGCACAACAACTTACTGGAAAGAAATAGATAATGCTTGGACTTGGAGAAAATCAGAGGTTAACGTATGGACTGGTTACCAAAACGAAGGTAAAAGTTTATTTTTAGAAACACTCGCAGTATTAAAGGCTTTTTACGATGGTTTTAAGTTTGCAGTATTTAGCCCTGAAAACACACCTATTAATGATTTTTACGATAACTTAATAGAAATGTTTATTGGTAAGTCAGCAGACCCTTTTTATAAGTCTAATCAAATGACAGAGGAAGAATATATACAAGGTGCTGAATTTATAAAAAACCATTTTTATATGATTTATCCAGAGAAAGGATTTGAACTTGAAACAATATTTGAAAAAGCACGACACTTAATTAGAAAAGAAGGAGTACGAGCATTAATAATAGACCCTTACAATACGGTAGAGCATAAAATGAAAAGCGGAGAGAGAGAAGATTTATACATCTCAAGGTTTATGTCAGAGTTAAAAAGATTTGCTGTAGAGAATCAAATAAGCGTTAATTTAGTAGCGCACCAAGTTACACCACAAAAAGATAGTAACGGTAAATATCCAAGACCAGATACTAATAAAATAAAAGGCGGTGGTACATTTGCAGATAAAGCAGACAATGTAATGTTTATATGGCGACCTAATAGAGCAATAGATTTTGCAGATACAGAAGTAACTTTTGGAAGTCAAAAGATTAAAAAACAAAAATTAGTAGGTATACCACAAGATGTGTCAGGTATTCAATACGATAGAAAGTCTAATAGATATTTTATTAATGGAGAAACACCATTTACAACTATTGACGAGTTAAGAACCGGTAAAAGAAATAATACACCAATTTACAACAATGCAATAGTACCAGATACTTCATTTGATTTTTAACACCAAAAAAGTAATGGAGTTGACAAGAGAAGTAGAGCAGCTGAAAAAGATAAATAATAACTTGACGAATGGAATATAAGACTTGTACAAAATGTAAAATTGAAAAAGAGTTAATATGTTTTGGAAAGCATAAATCTCAAAAAGATGGTCTTAATTATATATGTAAAGATTGTGTTAATAAAATATATATAGAAAATAAAAATAAAATAAATGAGAGAAATAAAACATATTATTTAAAAAATAAAAACAAAGTATCTGCAAAAAATAAGATATATAGAGAAAATAATAAAACAAAAATAAAAAGTTATTATCAAGAAAATAAAAAAATATTAAGTGAAAAAAATAAGAAATATTATCAAGAAAATAAAAATAAAATTCATTTAAAAAGATATTGTAACATAAATAAAAATCCATTAAATAAATTGAAATATAGTATTAGATGTATTGTATCAAAATCTTTTAAACGTGGTAAAAATAATTTTAATAAAAAATCTAAATCACAATTAATATTAGGATGTACAATAGAAGAATTTATAAAGTATATCGAATCAAAATTTATAAAAGGTATGAATTTAGAAAATTATGGAGAATGGCATCTTGACCATATTATACCATTGGCAACTGCAAAAACAGAAGAAGATGTTATAAGATTAAATCACTACACAAACTTTCAACCATTATGGGCAAAAGATAATTTAAGTAAAGGTGATAAAATAATAGAAAAGCAATTAATATTATTATGAAGAATGATTTTGAAAAGAAGTGCAAAGAATGTGACAATGTTTTTACACCTTACCGAACATTTGACAAGCTATGTTATGTTTGCACCAAGACAAAACAAGCGTTAAAAAATCTTGAAGCAATTAAAAAGACTACAAAGAAAAAACAACGTGAAGACTTGATGACATTACAAGACTATTTTAAGATTGCTCAAACGCATTTTAACAAGTATATTCGTTTACGAGATGCTGGAAATGTATGTATCAGTTGCCAAAAGAAACCAAAAAAAGAAAACGCTGGACACTATTTTTCTGCTGGTACACATACAAATGTAAGATTTGATGAGATGAATGTACACTTACAATGTGAACATTGCAACACTTTTTTGAGTGGCAATCTAATCGAATACGGCATACACTTAGAAAAACAGATTGGAGCAGATGAATTTACTATGCTACGTGAAAGAGCATACGTTACAAGAAAGTACACAAAAGACGAGTTAAAAGAACTTGCAGATTATTATAAAAGAAAATGTAAAGAATTATGAGTGCAGTAGATTATTTATTTGAGCAATTATGGGAGTTACCAAAAGACAAGTTAACTTGGTATGCAATTTTAAAAGAAGCAAAAGCAAAAGAAAAAAAACAAATGAAAAAAGCATATAATTCAGACAGACCAAATTTAACTGCTTTCACAAATGGAACTGCATTTAAAGAATATTACGATAAAAACTTTAACAAAGAATAAACTTATTAACAAAATGTTGCGTCTATAATACAATATTTTATATTTGCAAATATGGAAGTACTAATTTTAATTTCTTTTGCGTGGTGGTTTGCTAATTTTGAGCCATTACAACGTCAATTTGATAGGTTATTTTTACAAGTTGAGGTCAATAAAATAACAGATGCGTTGTATTCCGCAGTCAGTTGTATGAAGTGCTTATCTTTTTGGTTTGCACTTTTTTATTTTCAAGACTTTTTTATGGCTTGCTTTGTTTCACTAATTGCATATACAATTCAATTATGTTTACAGAAACTGAAATAGCTTTAATCGAATCGTTGCGAGATGCAGACCCAATTATTAAGTCAGCAAAAGTTAGTTGCATAAAACTATCAGCAATACGAATTAAAGAAACTGGAGTTAAAGAAAAGGAATGCTTTTGCAGTCAAGTGAGACGCAGAATTTGGATAAAAGACTTTTACAATTGGTATGATAGCATTACTAAATAACTACATTACCAAAAACTACGATGAAATAAATCGTTATACAAGGTATTTTGTCAGTAGATTAAATTCACAACTTGACATTGATACGATAATTAACAACGCTTACATCAAAGCAAGTGAATCAAAGTACCAGTACAAAGAAGAACACGAAGCAAAAGCAATGTTTCTTCATTTAATCAAATGTGAATTATTATGGCAGTCAGATTCAAAAAAAGAGATAATAAATTCAGTTGAGAACGAATACATACCAGATTCAATTGACGATTCACTTGAAGACGAAATTAAGTTTAGCGACAGATTAGAGATATTAGAAAATTATAGAGGACAAATAACCGACAAAATTAAGTTAATATTTTTTGAGACATATTACGATAAGCAGATTTCTACTGGTCGCACGATTGCCAAGCATTTTGGAATCAGTCACACATCAGCACATTTTATGATTAACGAGATGCTGGAGTCAATAAAACATTTTGAAAAGTACGGACAATATAAATAAAAACGATATGAAAGTAAAGGAAGAACATAAAGGCAAAGTAATAACTATTAACGATGGAATTTTGGGTATGATTAAAATAGACTTAAACACTATAAAACCAATGCAAGAACGCAGACTTATTGCTTTAGGTTACACGCATTTATTTGAAGACGAAAAGGTCGAATCGCACGAACCAGAATTTACACCAACTTCTCCAGAGGTAATTGAAGCATTGACTGAAATTATAGAAGCACCAGTAAAGAAAACAACACGTAAAAAGAAAGTACAATGAGATACTTTATAATTCACTATTCACGTTCAATGTACGAAAGAATGCAAAGAATGGTCAATGCAATAGTAGATGAGAACACACACGTTTGTTTCTACGAGTACACATCTGACGAACCGCACGAAGTAATGATTAATATGGTAAGTGAAGACGAATTTCTAAAACACTACGAATGAAGCCAAAATACATAAAGACACCAGAAGCAATGTACCAACTATTCGAGGAGTACAAAGTAAGTTTAACACCAAGAGAAATACAAAAGGCAACACCCAAAGGAGTAGTATCTGAATTTCATTTGCCACCTTTGACAATGTCTGGTTTTAGAACGTTCTGCCATAAAAAAGGAGTTACAATAGTACATTACTTTTCAAATACCGATAATTCATATATTGAGTATCGTACAATCTGTACGCATATAGAGGATGAAATCAGAACAGACCAAATAGAAGGTGGTATGGTTGGACAATTCAATCCGTCAATTACGCAACGACTAAACAACTTAACGGAACGCACAGACGTAACCACACAAGGTCAGCAAGTGAACGATATTAAAATAACTATTGTAGGTTCAAATGACGCATCATAATCCAATTTATATGATAGCAGTTGTAGAGGAATATATCTACAAAATGAAAGGAGTACACGTTACAATTGATAAAAACATAGTAAACGACCCTCAACAACTTTTAAAACTACACATAGCGTTTCAAACTGCAAATGGAAATCAAAGCGACAAAGGTATTTGAAAAGAACTATAAAGCCTTAGAAGACAATTCTATTCGCTTTCTAATCAATCAAGGTGGTTCACGTTCCAGTAAGACTTATTCGCTTTGTCAATTGCTTATTGTGTGGTGCTTGGCTAATCCAAACAAAGTAGTGTCAATAGTTCGTAAAACGTTTCCAGCGTTACGTGCAACCGTGATGAGAGATTTTTTTGAGGTGCTTAAAGACTTGGACTTGTACGAAAAGTCAAACCACAATATGAGTGAGAATATATATCGCTTTGCAAATGGTTCGATTGTAGAGTTCTTTAGTGTTGACGATGAGCAAAAGATACGAGGGCGTAAACGTGACATCGGTTGGTGCAATGAGGCGAATGAGTTATGGTTTGAGGATTTTCAACAATTGAATATGCGTACTGAATCAAAACTTATATTTGACTACAATCCGTCTGAGTCTGCATCTTGGTTGTATGAACTACCAGAACAAGAAAGCGTCTTAATTAAATCAACATACAAAGACAATCCGTTCTTACCTGAATCAATCAAACGACAGATTGAAGACTTGCAACGAACAGACGAAGCATTGTACCAAATTTATGCACTTGGAGAGAAAGCAGTAAGTAAATTAAATATATACTCAAATTGGACATTTGTAAAACATAGAGGGCCACGCTTTGTAAATTTTGTTTATGGTCTTGACTTTGGTTACAATCACCCAACTGCATTGGTTAAAGTTTACTATTGCGACAAAGACATTTACATTGAACCGATTATATACGAATCATATTTAACGACTACACAACTAATTGAACGCTTTGAGCAATTGAATGTAGATAAGCATACGGACATCTTAGCGGATTACTCACGACCAGAAATTATTGCAGAACTACAAACGGCTGGATACAATGTAGGCAATGCGAATAAGGTAGTTAAAAAAGGAATTGACAACGTTAAAACTTTCGGAGTATATGCAGAGGACTATCCACCATTGAAAAAGGAATACGACAACTACAAATGGAAGAAGATAGGCGACATTATAACAGATGAGCCAGTTAAACTATTTGACGATGCTATGGATGCGGTTCGATACGCTACAACTTACATAAGAGAGATGTACTATTCAGACGATGCTTACATTGCTTTTTAAAAACGAAATTTAAAAACAAAACAATATAAATAAAAACAAAAGAAATGGGAACAAATTTGATGGGCGAATTAGTCGCTAACTTAGGAACGTACATAGTTAACAATACAACGGAAGTAACTAAGACTATTGATGCTATTGTTGTACTTGAAGACACTATCTTTAGTTCGATTAAAGTTGCTGGTACAGATGCAAAGAGTACATACTTAGCAGACGCAACAAAAGCAATTAAAGCTGGTGCAATTATCACACCGATTAACGATGTGCAGTTTAGCGGAGTGACGTTAACAAGTGGTTCAATCGCTTTAGTATTAGGTTAAGATGTACGGATACGGATACTCGCTTTACAATAGGTTAGCCTTCTTAGGTGGGTTAGACTCAGATGCAACCGCATTCTTTTCTGCTACTGGAATCACTGACCCAACAATTCAAGGTGCTATTAATTCTTTATGTGTTGATTTAAAGACGTATGGAGTTTGGGATAAAATGAAAGCTATTTATCCTTTTGTTGGTGGAACTGCAAATACACATTCTTATAATTTAGTTAATACTGCACTACATCAAATTACTTGGTTTGGTGGATTAACGCACGATGCAAATGGAGTTACTCCAAATGGTACTAATGGTTACGGAAACTTAAACTTTAACCCAAGAACACATTTAGGTGCTCAATCTTCAATGGGCACTTACATTCGAGTTAATAATACATTAAGTGGTAAAGTTGATTATGGTAGTAGTAATTTAGATGGTTTTCAAAATGCTTGTTTAATTGCTTCATTTGGCAATCTTATTTATTTTCAAAATATAGGAGGGGTTAATAACATTACAACACCTAATGCAACAACAAACGCATTCTTTCATACTGGAGTAGATACAAGTAATAATATATTTGCATATAAAAATAATACTTTAATGCTTAGTAAAACACCAGCAGTTATTGGTACACCACCTAATGTTAACACAACATTATTTGCATATAATGCTGGAGGTGTTGGTTCATTTTCGCCAAGACCTTCATCATTTTTCTTTGCTGGTTCAGGTATAACACAAGAAGATAATGGTAATATTTATTATTGCATTCAAAAATTTCAAACTACTTTAGGTCGCCAAGTTGGTACACCTATCTATTCATCTAATGCAACAGATGTTAATGCTCGTTTGTTCTTAGGAGCAACAAACATTCAAGACGCAACAATCACAAGTGCAGTAGATACTTTAGTGCAAGGTTTAAAAACGGATGGAGTATGGAGTAAGTTAAAAGCGGTTTATCCTTTCGTAGGTGGAACGGCAACAACGCACAAGTTTAATCTTGCTAATGCTTTAGATGAGGATACTTCGTTTAGATTAGCGTTTAGTGGTGGATGGACACACGCAAATACTGGAGCGACACCGAATGGAACGAATGGTTTTGCTAATACGTTTTTTAATCCGTCATTAAATTTAACTGCTTCAAGTTCACACGTTACGTTCTATTCACGTACAAACTTTGCACCAGCATCTCCAGCAGATAAATGTTTTTATGGGGTATTAAAAACAAGTAATTATTTTATAGCTGATTTATATTTAAGCAATTATACAACAGCGTATACACATAGTGGCTCTTTTACATATAATGCTTTAAACACTGGTTCTACTGGTTTGATAATGGTTAAAAATATTGGGGGTACACAGAAATTTTTAAGAAATAATGTAACTATTCATACTTCAAACCCATCTGGGGGATATGCAAATGATAACATTTACTTAAATGCTTTAAATTTAAACGGAACATCTGTAACTAATTACTCTCCTTATCAATGTGCTTTTGCAAGTTTTGGAGATGGACTAACAGACACTGAAGCATCAAATCTTTACACACGAGTACAAGCCTTTCAAACAACTTTAAATAGACAAGTATAATGAAACTAAACCAAATTACAACCGAAGACTTAAACACCTTAGTAGGTCTATTAAACCAAGAACAAAAAGATTCTTTAGTGGGACAATTGTACACATCTGATTCTTACTTCAACCCAATTCAAGACGCAAATGATAATTGGATTATCTCAACGGAAGAAATGATAAACTGCACTAACGAAAAGTTTATGTGGGTTAAAGAGTTAGAATTGATTACATACGTACCAAAAGAAGTAACACCGATAGTATAATGGCGATGACTAAGATTGCAGAAGTTTACGACTTCGCACCAGCATACAACCCTTTAATGTTTATATACAACTCAACGAATAAAAACAAGTTGGGTTTTAAATATATCTTTCAAGTGTATGCAAGTGGCACGGCTACAAAAATAGGAGAGTATAAAGTTCTACCAAGATTCAGCGATGGATACGGACAAATAGACTTATCTAAACTTCTGCAATCACAAGTTACATTCAATATTAACGTAACAAATCCAAGCGACTGTTATTATAATTACGATGTTAAGATAGGCGAAGAATATATACAAGGAGTTGCTTATTCAAGTTCATTAACTAATAACGCTGGATTCGTAAAGATTACAAGTGCGACACATACGTTTGTTGTAGGCGACCAAGTAAGTATTAAGCAAGCTGATGATGGTTTGGCAAATCCACTTATTGAGGGCTTATTCGTTGTCAAGTCGGTGCAGTCTTCAACTCAGTTTACTATTAGTGCTTTATGGTCAAACGTAAACAACGCAACAATAGATGGAAACGTTTACTTTGCAGACAATAGAAAGACTCAAACTTTAGCCATAATTACAGAATCTGATAAGTATGTGTTTAATGGGGTTCGTTCGTGGGTAGATTACACTACATACAATGAAAATCAATACTTAATTGATACTATCAACAACACGCAGTTGTTTGTAACAGACTTACCGACTACTGGCTTTTCACTTACACCGACACAAAACTTGTGGTTAAACGTAGCGAACAACTTTGAAACGTCAGATTTGTATTGTATTATTTACACCAATACGGGACAATTCAGATATAGCATAACAAACGCAAACATAATGACTCAGTTATGCATTGGAGTAGATGGCAACCCAGATATTATAGATTCAGGTTCTTTGCCTATGGTTGACGAGGACACAACAACAATTTCATTTCAAATAGTAAACGATGGCTTAGATGAGTTTTCTCAATACTATGTAGTAGATGTTGACCAACGATGTAGAATAAACGAGTACGATGTTTATTTTATGGACAGAATGGGTAGTATAGCTTCGTTTGGTTTCAGTTTAAAATCGTATGAAAACGGAACAATCGCACGTCAAACATACAACAAAGTGAACGAGGGTTTTGTAAGTGGTCAAATGTGGAATTATCGAACTACTGAATTTGGACAAACGGCATACTCAATTCAATTAGATAAAACATTTGAGTTGAATACTGACTGGATGACTGAAGAAATGAACGTGTACTTTGAGCAGTTACTTACTTCGCCTATTACGTTTGTAAGATTCGGAGATGACTACATTTCTTGTCAAGTTACAGATTCATCGTTTGAGGTTAATCGTAGACGTAACAAAAACTTGATTCGTAAAACAATCACAATTAAATTAGCAAATCAAAATACTATAAATGTTTAACGTACAAATTCAATTAGAAAGTGGTTATTTAGATGTCAAAGAAGGAACTGCTTTTCCTTTGAATTTCGGAGTAGCTGATATTCGTGACGTATCAAAACGAAGCGGTGCGTTTTCAAAGACTATTGTATTAAGTGGTACAAAGAACAATCATAATCTTTTAAACCATTATTATGATGTCAATATTCAAACTGGCGACTTTAACATAGATACGTTAACAAAATGTAGCATCATTCAAAATGGTATTCCTATTCTTGAAAATGCAGTTTTACAATTGTTATCAGTAAACAAAAAACAAGATGGTGCAAACTATGAGGAGTTTGTAGAATATGAAGTACTTGTAAAAGATGATGCTTCGGATTTCTTTGTTAAGTTAGACAATAGCGAGTTAACAGATTTAGACTTCAGCGACTTAGACCACGTTATTAGTTCTGCCAACATTGTGTCAAGTTGGTCGCACGATGTGAATGATGGTTATAAGTATTTATTAGGCTACCAGAATACAAGTAATTATACTTTAAAGGAAGCGAAACCAGCAATATATGCAAAGACTTACTTCGATAAGATATTTGCTTCACAAGGATTTGCTTATACTTGGAACTCTTTAGAGGTTGATAGGTTTGACAAGTTACTTATTCCATTTGTTGGAGATGTAAAACGAGATATTTATAATAATTATTTAGTAGAGGCAACGGCAACAAAATCATTTAGTACTTTATTCAATACACCAGCAAGTGCATACGTTACAAACTACACCGAGATAGTAGACGAATTAAATTTATTCAATCCTACTACTGGAATTTATGACACACCATTTACATTAAGTACTGGAGATTCTTACAATTTTCAAGTGGATATTGACTACTCAATTAACTTGCTTAATTCAAGTGGTGCAATTGCATACTTAATTGATTTTTTATTCTTAGCTACTGGTCAAGGCCCGAATTATTCAGCAATGTACATTCGACCATTTGTAGCGATATATAAAAATGGTACTCAGATTTCAGTTACTTATTCTGATGCAGTTGGAGTTCCTTTGACGTTAACTTCTGCTTTAAGTACGAACATAGAAAATAGACTTAAAACGTTTAACATACCAGTATCTGGAATTGTTGCTGGTGATGATTTGCAAGTTGCTATTGGAATGCACATATCAGTTGCACCAAATAACAACTTTTCTCCTTCTGCTATGGTTTGGAGAAGTGCAAATAGTTCTCCTTGGGGTTCGCCAGTTATTATCAATTCTCAAATGGTAGCTAATTCAGTTAAAATAAAAGTACTACCATCGTCAACAACGGTAATAAGTGGTACAAATATTAATTTAAGTGGATTTGTTCCGTCAAAGATTAAGCAAAAGGATTTCTTAAAGTCTATTTTTCAAATGTATAATTTGTATATAGAATCAGACAAAGACAATCCAAACATATTGAACTTAACTACAAGAGATAACTTTGTTGATAGTGGAGTTGAGAAAGATTGGACTTACAAACTCGCAAAAGATAGTGAGCAAACATTACAATTTTTACCAGAATTAACTGGAAAGAAAATACAACTTACATACAAACAAGATTCAGACGAAGCAAATAAAAAGTATTTCGATACTACAAGGGAAGTATTTGGGCAAATAGAGTACACTTTCGACAATGAGTACATCAAAGGAGTAGATAAAAAAGAACTTATATTTAGCCCTACACCATTACTTCAAACACCATTCAATGCTTTCGTTCCATCTTTTAGCTTTGCAGAACCAAAAGTAAATTTAAGAATATTGTACGATGGTGGATTGAAAGCGTGTAACTCATTTAACTTGTACGACTACGGAAATACTGGTCAAAGTGGTTTGACTTCTTATCCATACGCTGGACATTGGGACGACCCATTGAAACCAAGTTTTGACATCAACTTTGGATTGTGTGATTTCTACTATTACTCTGGATTCCAAACTACAAACAACAACTTATATAATCAATATTGGAGAAGAACAATTGCTCAAATTAACACTGGCAAAATGTTAATCGCTTACTTTGATTTGGATGAGTTAGATATTCAATCATTAAAACTTAACGATAAAATTCGTATTGACAATAGTTGGTGGACTATAAACAAAATTATTGACTATTCAGTTAATCAAAAGTTGCTTACTAAAGTTGAGTTAATGAGTATTGATACTGACATAGACTTAGCACCATTCAAAACGAGTGTTCCCAAAATGGTAACGCAAGCAGAGAACACGTCAATCTTTCAAGCGATTAGCGAAGCAGTAAACAACAATATAAACTCAATAGATAGTTCATCACAAGCGATTGTAATGGGTAGCGGTAACGTAATAGGAAGCGGTTTGAAAGGAATGTGGATAGGTAACGATTTAACACCTACTGACGATGGTATAATTGCACCAAGTATAAAAGCATCAAACGCTGAATTTGGAATTGTTAGATTGGCTAATATACCAGTCTTTTCAAATGAAAGAGAAGCAAGAGACGCTGGACTTACTTCTGGAGATGTGTATATACATCCAAATGGAACTATGCATATTAAGTTATAAAAACGAAATTTAAGCAACTGACAATATAGTTATGGCTGGACAAAGTATAGAGATTCCTATTAAGTTAGGTGGATTAGCACAAATAAAAAGTGAATTAAGAGAACTTAAAGGGGAGTTGGCTAATGCTACTGACCCAGAACAAATGCAACAACTGGCACAACGTGCTGGGGAATTACAAGATAAATTATCAGATGCAAACGAAGCGGTTAAAAACTTTGCTTCTGGTTCTAAATTTGAGCAAATAGGTAATTCATTCGGCTCAATGAAAGATTCTATAATGAGTCTTGACTTTGAGGAAGCAAGCCAAAAGGCTACTATGTTCAGCAAGTCGTTGACAAGTTTAAAGCCAACGGACATAGGTAATTCAATCAAAGGACTTATTGGGGTTGTTGGTCAATTAGGAAAAGCATTTGTTACGTTTGGACTTCAGCTTTTAGCTAATCCTATATTCTTACTTGTAGCGGTTATTGTTGCGGTTGTTGTTGGTTTGGTTTTATTAGCAAATAAACTCGGACTTATTAAGCCAATACTTGACGCTATGTCTAAAGCGTTTGACTATGTTATTCAGAAGTTAAAAGATTTTGCTGACTGGTTAGGGCTTACAAACTTTGCAGAAGAAGACAAAGCTAAAAAATCTATTGAGTCAAACAAAAAGATTGCAGATTCTTACAAGACTAAAGGCGAAAAGATAGCAACTGCATACGACAGACAAATTGAGATAGCAAAAATTGAGGGTAAAAACACAACTCAATTAGAAATTGCTAAACAAAAAGCTATTATTCAAACGGCTCAACTAAGACAAAAAGCATTACAACAACAACTTAAAGACAATGCGGTTAGCCATTCATTGGATAAAGACCAAATTGAAAAAATAAAAGAGGGCTTAAAAGAAACTAAAACGTTAATCGAAGATAGTACGTATAACGTCAAAAAGATTAAAGCACAAGAAGCGTCTGAGAATGCAAAGAAAAATGAGGAGATTGCAAAGAACAACAAAGAGTCTGCTAAACAACGTCAACAACAACAAATAGAATACGCTAAACAACGTATAGAAACTGCACGACAAATTGAGGATACAAACATCGTATTGATGGATGAGGGAATCAATAAAGAGTTAAAATCAAATGAAACAAAGTACGCACGTCTTAGAGCCGACAATCTTAAAAACTCAAAATTAACCGCATTAGAACGAGCAACTATTGACTTACAACTTCAAGAGCAAGAGTTTAACGAAAAGAAAAACATACAAGCCAAGTATGACGAAGAAACAAAACTCGCTTTAGTAACATCTGAGAAAGCAAAGACAGACGAAAAGGCAAGACTTGAAGCGGAAGAAAAAACACGTTTAGATGGAGTTGCTAAATTAAAAGCTGAAACTGGTAAGACTGCACAAGAATTAGAACTTCAAAAGATACGTGCTGACTTTGAAGCTAAACGTGCAATAGCTGGAGAAGATAGTGCTTTGTTATTAGCTTTAAACGAAGAAGAAAAAAACAAACTTACAGAAACAAACGACAAGTACAGAAAGAAAGAAGAAGAAGACGAAGCAAAACTTAACGCTCAAAAGATTGAAGCAGTACAAAGTGGTTTACAAACGATTGGAAATTTAGCTGAAGCATTCGCTGGAAAATCTAAGGCATCACAAAAGAAAGCGTTCCAAGTTCAAAAGGCTGCGAATATAGCGAGTGCTACAATTGATACTTATAAAAGTGCTACTTCTGCTTTTGCATCTGCTGGTAACCCAATACTTGGGGCGGTTATGGCTGCGATTGCAGTTGCTGCTGGATTGATTAACATTAAAAAGATTTCGTCTACTACATTTGATGGTGGTGCTGGTGCGTCTGCTGGTGGTGGTGGTAGTGCTACTGCATCAATTCCTACAATGTCGCCACAAACATCTATGTATTCAAGTGGAAACGACAAAGCGAATAACTTAAGTTCTACCAATAATGGACTTGAACAACCAGTCATTAAAGCGGTTGTAGTTGAATCTGAAATAACGGCATCACAAAATAAAATGAATAAAATAAAAGAATCTGCAACGCTATGAGTTACCAAACAATTATAAATAAGATGACTGCGTTTTGTGACGCACATTTACAAGTTAAAAAATTCGGTTCGGACTTCAAAGAACAGATGCCAAACTTCGCTACTAAAGACGAGAAGTATCCTATTGTTTACGCAGTACCAACTTCAACAAGTGCTGGACTTAACACAAGACAATTTAACTTTGATGTTTATTGCTTGGATATAATTCAAAAAGACCGACAAAATATAAACGTAATTTTATCAGATACTGAATTGATACTTAACGATTTTTATTTGTACTTTTACGATGGTCAAGATTTAAGCATTGACGTAATTAGCCCAATGAACACAACACCATTGAATAACTTTGATTTAGATTATTGTGCTGGATGGGTAATGACTATTACATTTGAAATTGCAAATCTACCAGAGTGTGTTATACCAATTGAAATACCGAACTAATGGCAACATTTAAAGTAAAATATGCTACACGTAATAAGTTAGCAAGGTCTTTGCAAAAAGAGATTAGAGATTTAGGTCTTATAGATTTTGGAACTTTATACGATTCAATTCGTATATCTGCAATGACTGGAGATGAGTTGAATAAAATCAACATTACTATTAACGCAATGTTTTACTATTTGTTTTTAGATGAGGGAACGAGTAGAGGAATACCACCTTATTCAATTACTGACAAATGGTTACAACGTGGAGACGTAAAAGATATACTTGCAGAGGTAACACAAGAATATATTGCGTGGCAGTTTGAAAAATACCCAATTCTTGAAATGGCTAAGATTTTAAATAACCCTATGGTATCAATTAAGTTTAATTGGATTGATTCGCCGTATTCAAATTTACCTACTGCACCGACAACGGCATTCTTTTAAAGTTGCAACTCAGTCTTCATTGATAGCATATTAAAAGCAAAGATAAGATTCATATTAAGGACATCGTCAATTTTGGTTATGTCCTCATTTGCTAAGATATAAAGAGTTTTCTCCCACGACCATTTATTTAGATTGTCTTCTTTCTTAATTTCTTCCTTTTCCTCATCGGTCAAATCGTCTTCAATTTCGTCAGTTGCTGGTTCTTGGAATAGATTGATATAAACTTCCATAAAGTTTTCACGGAATTTGATATACTCTTGCACTATTCCAAACACATCGGTACATTTTACATCTTTAAATAGTTGTTTTCTTTGCTCAATATCGTACTCATACGGCTCAATTACTTCATTATCCCACTCGTCAAAACGTTTCTTTCTGTAAACAACGCTACAAATATCCGATAAATGTGCGTAATAGTTGTTAGTAAAGTAGTGTTCTAAGTCTATAAACTCTCCAACTTTTAAATGTTGTAAACCTATGTAGTGCAAATCGGAAATAATCCGATTTACTGGTTTATTTGGGTCACGATTTATGAAGTTAATTTCTTTTATTAGTTCCGTTAACTCGTCAAAATCCAAATCGTAAACATCATTTATGTCAGTATCGGATAAGATGCTTATTGCTTCAACGTGAAAATCAAATATAGAATCGAAAGAGTCAACTTGTAACCCTTTCAATTCCATAAATTGTTCTACACTTACGTTATTCCACGACTTCGGTAGGTGCATTTTGTAGTCTGTTAGATAATTTTAAACCAATAAACGTAGCATAAGGAATAGCAAGTTCAGCAGAAAGTGAACTAAACAATTTAGCTTTCTGTTTGATGTGTGCGTCTGCGTAGTGTTCAGCTTTAGTTAAGTCGTTACGCTTAAACAATACAGACATCAAGTAACTAATGTAATTGTGTGGATGGTTAGATACTTGCTTTTCAATCATTTTCATTTCACGTACTGAGATTTTCAATTCGTCTTCGTGTGATGTATAAGTATATCCATCTAACTCAATCACTTTGCAAAACTCGTTTGATGGTTTAACCTTAGTGTCTGAGAATATCTTAATATATTCCACAAACTCGCTAAACTCCAAATCGTAAACTTCGGATTCTGGTACACCTAAATAAATTAAAAGGTTAGTCCAACGTTCAAACTTTTCTACATCCTCATCATTTAAAATGCGAGAAACATTCTCGAACTGCTCAATTGTGAATTCATTGATTTCGTTCTTAACATCAAATTCTTTAATTTTTACCATACGTTTTTTTCTTCAAATATACAAATTTTTAAACACTTAACAATTATAAGACAATATTGTTATGAATACAGATTTACCAATTTATAAAATAACTATTGACCCAGAGTATTCTGAAGGTAATGAGTTAGGAATTGAGCAAGTCGCTTTCACTTCAAAACCAGCCGTTAAAATTAAAGGAATGGCATTCAACTCTAACCAAGTTTTTCATTTTGCAGATGAGCCAAAGATGAGAATTGTTGCACCAGCAATGATTCCTATGGAGATTTACAGAAATGACGATGGCGAGGAGTACTTTGTTGAATTTACTGAGCAAGAAATTGAGAATATCTTTTCCGAGTTTATGTTAAATTTAAACAACAAAAATCTTTTCAATTTAGAACACGATAAAAGCAAAGAAGTACCAGCGTACATTCTTGAAGCGTGGATAGTTGAAAACCCAATGGAAGACAAGTCACTTTCTTCTTATGGTATTAGCGTACCAAAAGGTACATTGATGTTGACTGCACAAATTACTGACAAAGCATACTACACTAAGTTAGTTGAAAGCGGTCAAGTAGGTTTTTCAATTGAGGGGTTTTTAGGTATGAAGTTGGAAGATACAAAATTGCAATCACAAAACAAATATAGTATGAATCTACCAGACGGAGAACATTTAATCGAAGGTAAAATCTACGTTGTAAAAGACGGAGAAGTTATCGAAGTGAAAGATGTGGAAATGGCGGAAGAAGTTGCAATGGCAAATGAGCCAGCAACGGATGAGCCAGTCGAAGAAGAAGTAGCTATGGAAGAAGTTGTTGAAGAAGAAGTAATTGAGGAAGAAGTTGCAATGGCAATTGACCCAGCTATGGATACGGAAGCTATCACATCTATCGTTATGCCTTTAATTGACGAAAAAATTAACGAAGTATTGCAAGTTATTGCAGACTTAAAAAACTCTTTAGAAGTTGAAGTTGAGCCAACGGAAGAAGAAGTTGTTGAAACTAAATTAACTGCTCACGCTAAATTCACTGCGTTTAGAAACGCATTTTTAAACAAATAAAAAATGGAAAGAAATCTTAAATTTGATTTGGACATCGAAACAAACGCTTTGTTATGTCCTAACCCTAATGAGTTCTATGGTCGTTCTTACATCTCTGAAGACATCGTAGACAACTATCGTTCATTGCCGGGCATTAAGTCTGCTACTAAATTGGCAAACGTTACTTTTGGTAACATCTTACAACCAGCAACTTGTAACTTTTCTGCACCAACTGACGCTTTAGACGCAGTTGATATCGATGTTTGTTCTTTATCTGCTATGGCTCAATTATGTCAGTTCGATTTAGAGCAGTCTTTCTTAGCTTTACAAATGGCACAAGGTTCTAACGGAGATTTCTCTGTTGCTTCTTTTATGTCTTAC